CCCGATACACCTTTGATGAGAAAGCCGGAAACATTAGAATCCAGTTTATCGAAACCTTCTGCAAACACACTAAGTCGCCATTTAATGGCGAACCTTTTATTTTAGAGTTATGGGAAAAAGCCATTCTTCAAACTGCCTATGGTTTTAAAGAAAAAACGACAGGTCTACGTAGATTCAATGAAGTAGTCTTACTCGTTGCCCGGAAAAACGGCAAGACCACCTTTATTGCTGGTATCGATTTAGCGGAATTCTTCCTCTCTAAAGGTGGAGTGGACATCGTCTGCGCCAGTAACACGAACGATCAAGCCTCCATCCTCTATGAAGAAATCAATAATATGCGTGAGGGTAGCAAAGCTCTTCGGAGTGAAAAGCGTTCAAAGAAGAACATTTTTTACATCTATTCACCCAAGACCAAAAATAAGATCAAGAAACTATCAGCCCAAAGCCGGAACAAGGACGGCTATAACATCGAAGTCGGATGTATCGATGAAGTCCATGAGATGACGGATTCGAAAGTCTATGATGCAATCAAGCAGAGCCAATCCACAAAGAAGGAGCCGCTCATCTTCATCATTACGACTGAAGGAACAGTCACTGAAGGATTCCTTGATAAGAAACTAGCATATTGCCGCAAGATGATTAAAGGCGAAATAAGTGATGAGAAACTCCTTCCTTGGTTCTACACCCAGGACTCGCAAGAAGAAATATATCTAGACAAAAGAACATGGAAAAAATCAAATCCATCTCTAGGCAAAGTCAAACTGGAATCCTACCTTGATGACATAATGAATAAAGCAAGAAACGACCTCTCCACTAGGGTGACGATGCTCTGCAAAGACTTCAACATCAAGCAGAGCGATAGTGGTAGTTGGCTCACATATGATGACTTAAATAACGAAGAGCGGTTTAACATAGCAAGCTTAAAGAATTCCTATGCGATAGGCGCCGTCGACTTATCAAACACCACAGACTTAACCGCCGCTATATTACTGGTAATAAAAGATGAGAAGAAATATATTGTTCCCCATTTCTTCATGCCTAGTGATGTGTTAAAAAAGCGAATGGAAGAAGACTCCGTTCCTTATGACATCTACCTAAAAAACGGACTCCTTACATTAACAGAAGGTAGTCAAAACGACTTTTCTTTAGTGACAAAGTGGTTCCTTAAGATGGTGCAAGTACATAATATCCGTCCCCTCTGGGTCGGCTATGATCCATGGAACGCTCTTTATTGGGTCAAAGAAATGGAAGAGATGGGCTTTACGATGGAAAAGGTTCGCCAAGGTGTCTACTCATTAAGTGAACCAATGAAACAACTTGAAGCAGACCTCAAAAACAAGCTCGTTATCTATGATAACAATCCACTAATGAAGTGGAACCTTGCTAATACGCAAGCAAAGATTGATATCAATGGCAACATCCAACCAAGTAAGCTCGGAAGTAAGTTCAAGCGTATCGATGGAGCAGTGGCTCTCATCATTGCCTATGCCGTCCTTAATCGTTACAAAATCGAATATGAAGGGATGATAAAATAATGGGACTTTTTAAACGTAGAAAAAAAGAAAGCGTGACTGGAATTCTTCCGCTTAACATCGAAGCGGTCTTTTCTAGTTTTGGCACCAACATTCTCAATAGCGACACAGTGCGAATTGCCATTGATCGAATAGCAAGTCATGCTTCTAAACTAAAACCACGGCACATCAAAAAAGAAAAAGATGCTCTTTTGGAAAGTAAAAGCGACATCAATTTTCTACTAAAAAATGCACCCAATCATCTCATGAACCCGACGACTTTCCTTTATCGAGTGGTTTCATTATTATTCATCAATAACAACTGCTTTATTTATCCCTTAACGAGCATTGACGGAACTCTTGAAGGACTATTTCCGCTACGACCTCGGACGGTGGAAGCAAGTAAGGACGAGTCTGGCCAGTTATTACTCAAATTCTTCTTTGATAGTGGCGAAGAATACACGCTTCCATACGAAAATATCATTCATTTGCGTAGGTTTTACAGCGAAAATGACGTATTTGGTGGCAATGGTGCCTTAAGTGATCATGCGACTTTGATAAAGACCGTATCGATTAACGACTCGATTCTAGTGGGTATCGATAATGCCATCAAATCATCGCTTCAGATAAAAGGTCTATTAAAGATGAACGCGATGCTTTCCCAGGAAGATAAGGACAAGCAAAAAGCTATCTTTGATACCGCTCTTCGTACCTCGATTAAAGATAATAACTCGGCCATCATACCAGTGGATCTTAAAGCTGACTATGTTCCATTAAACAGCGATCCCAAACTCGTTGATGCAGCAACTTTAGAATTTCTTAACGAAAAAGTCCTCTCATACTTTGGAATTAGCAAACCGATTTATCTTAATAAATACACAGAAGAAGAATTCAATGCCTTCTACGAAGGAACCATTGAACAACTCTCCATCCAATTAAGCGAAGAATTCTCTAGGGTGTTACTCACCAAAGAAGAACGTAAAAAAGGTGAACAAATCATCTTCTATAGCGAAAGACTTCAATATGCATCGTGGAATACTAAAGTAAATGCCATCGAAAAACTTATGGGGTTAGGGCTTATGAGCCTCAACGAAGCGCGTTCCTTACTTGGTTTTGAACCAGTGGAGGGTGGCGATAAGAGATTACAAAGTCTCAACTTCGTTGATCAAACGAAAGCGAACCTATACCAGGTTGGGAACGAAGAAAAGTAAGAGTCTCACCCATTAAAACGCGACTCCGTGTAGAAAGATAACTAATTAGATTTATTAAGTATATCATTGATAAGAAAAAGTCCTGAGAATCGCTTCCAAGGACTTTAACGATTTTTTAGGGTGTTTTAGGAAAACTCCTCAAAATTTCCCGAAAGATTTAACAGCGTCTTAATTTTTGACAGCTATTAGTAAGAAAATACATTCATATCACCAATGCAGATTCTACCTCGATTACTAGTGCTGTATTGTTCGTAATTAGTCGCGGAGTAAAATCTAAAACCATAAACCGGAGAACTGAAATCTATTTTATATGTTGTTGGATTTGTTCTATCCCTAGGCAAAGACGCGTCATCAGATAAGAAGTTATACTTTTCCACCCATCGGCTACTATCGAATGGATTCCACCAGTCCTTGACGTGCCAAGTTTGCAGTTGAGCGATTCCATTATCATTATTTAGCCACTCATGAGAGTATTCTCTCCAATGCGCCATATCCACTTCGATACCATAGACCGGCATGTCAAATTGGTATTCAATGTACGCTTCTGTTATTCCATTTTTAATTGGTGACATGACAATATATTCACTTTGAATGTAACCAGTTCTATATCTTCTTGTCCTAAATAAGAATTCGGAAGTCAAATTATGGGTTATAAAATTATTTTTTGTATTATCATCAGTAGGATAAGCATCAGCGAACCCATAGTTATTTGGCTTGATAGTTGCCACTTGATTATGGCTTGTGACAAAACTATTTAGATAGTGGAAAATGAAACTAGTGAATTGAGTTACACCGGCATAAGTAGGCATGTTATTTGTGCTAACTTCATGCGTAACAATACCAGCCACTAGTTCATGTTGATGTTGAGAATCCCATACCAACATAGCGGATCCGCTTTGACCATTTTCAATATCCAGTGTTGTTTTATACACAGTGCCCGTTTTTCCAGTAACTTTTCCTGCTGTTTCCCACATTTGTCCATCTTTAGATGTAGGGTAACCGTGGGATCTAACATCAGTATTGTTGACGTACCAGTTTCCCCATTTTCCATGCCAACCGCCAGTCACATATCCTATATCAGTTTCAAGTTCAACCGCCGCCCAGTCGTAGTTATAGTTTTCTGTTGAATCATTATAATAGGATTTATCAATGCTTATCGCCACGCCCCTAGTTAGTAAATCATAATCCAAACCCGCAAGACCGTTTAGACCAGGAAAATAATATACCTCCTCAGCAAATCCGACTGAATCATCATAAACACAATGCCCTGCAGTAACAAGCAAATTTGGCCCTTCCAAGAACCCCGTACCTTCCGCATAAGTTCCATCATTGAATAAGCCAACTACTCCACCACTTAAAAAGTATGGATAAGTCCTAGGATTAATGATTCTATAACGATCATCGCTACCAATTATTCGTGGAGAAACACTATTTTTAGAATCACTGACTAGCTCATTATCTTGGATGTTTATGAATGAATTGTATCCTGGAGCAACTAGTGTTGTGTTGCTAAGAATGTCATCATTTTCATCAAGGGAAAGTGATTTAACTATTTGATTTTCCATTGGTACTTCATAGAAGGACGCGCTTCTATTTGTTGTTGTTTTACCTCTTTTTGAGTAATAGTTTTCATTAAAAATCTCAAAAGTATAAGAGCCAGTATCAAGATTGTAGTTCACGATATTTGAACTAGAGGGCGCTGTCGGCTTACCCGGAAAAGCCCTTTGAATTGTAGCGTTTTCACTGTTATTAGCAGTTTTAAGCGTATAACCAGAGTAAATATTGCTATCCGAGACATTCAAAATTGAAGACATCTTTGTAAAACTAATGTTAGCATCTACAACAGTGTTGCTAATTGCGCAAAATGAGATTGAATAAAACACAAGTGCACTAAATTTTGCGACAATCTTTTTAAAATTTGTCATGTTTGTCATTATTTCAAATTTCCTTTCTTTTATGGACTTTTTTTGCATAGTAGAATGGCATTTTTCTTATGAATTAGGAAGAAGTCTTTGGCATAACCGTAGATATTATCAAACTTTTTATCATTAGCAAATAATCAAATTTAATTCAGGGCATTATAAAATAATATTTTATAAATTCTATAATAAATCTCCTTTCTTAATTATAGGAGTAACAAACACGGAGAATAGAAACTAGGATTTTATAGATTAAATTTGATTTTATGTGTGATAAGGTCGTGGCAACTACAAGACAATGACTTCAACCGTTTTGTGTTCTTTATTATAAGTAGTTATCTAGAAGTTGAAAATTTTTAGTAAAGCAAGTCCTAAACACGGTCTAAAAATCTTAAAACGCTTTATAATAGTTGATATACCAAGATGGAACAAGAGCAACCATCTCTAGGTCTACACTACCAATAATTGAATATATTGGAACTCTGTTCCCTGCTAAAGGATTAAGAACACTATCATCTATTGAAAAAACATAATCGAAGTTCTCATATTCATTCAAACATGCCTCTAGGTCAGACTGATGAATTACATAGCCAATTAATTTATCTAATTTAAAATTATCTTCATTATCATTCAAAACAATAGCTGAATAATCCAAAATGGCATAAGTACGTTCCGACAAACTGAACTCGGTAGGTACTTTAAATCGATATGGGGTACCCATATTTGGTGATAATGAATGGCAAGAAGCCAAAAAAATGATAGCAGACATAATTAAAATTGATTTCTTAATGAAATTACTTGTTCTAACTTCCATGATTTTGATTTCTCCTTCCTTGAATTTCTATTTATATTGTTATTGTAACATGTTTAGTTCAATATTTTGAAAGTCTCTTCAATTTGGTTTATTACCTTCCTTAATCAGATTCAATATGATACACCAATGCTACAGACAACTGATATTCCTACATGCACCTGGTGGATTGCCTAATTTAAAAAATATCACTTTTCCTTGTGTAGTTGTCAACAAACTATTTGACAAATTTCGACTTTTGGATTTTTAATAGTCTTCAGTTTGACCCTTAAATGTAATAGACCATCTTTATACAATCAACTTGGTATAGAGGTGGTATTTTTAATGAACAAAGAAATCCGTTTATCCAATTTAAGATTTAATGAACTAGATAACGAGATGGTGTTAGAAGGTTACGCCATTGTTTTTGATACGGAAACACTCATTGGGGATGAAACCCGTGGATTCATCGAGATTATCGACCGTAATGCTCTAGCTACCTCAAACATGAAAGATGTACCACTCAAATATAATCACCAGGATAATTTTCTCGTGATCGCACGTACCCGGAATAATTCCTTAACTTTGACCGTCGACGAAAAAGGTTTAAAAGTAACCGCTCGTCTTCTTGATACCAATTCGAACCGCGACATCTATCAGATGGTAAAAGCGAATCTTCTCGACAAGATGAGTTTTGCTTTTACGGTCAAAGACCAGATTTGGGATCGTAGTGGTGACATACCAAAACGAAGAATCACGGCAATTGAAAGACTCTATGATGTTTCGATTGTCGATACACCAGCCTATGAAGACACATCAATTTATGCCCGAAGTCTAGAAACCATGGATATGGATCTAGCGGCCTTGGATAAGGAAATCGAGGGTAAAGAGATGAATCTATATCGAAAAAGAATTCACATCAAAATCGGAGGAAAATATGAATTTAGCACAAAGAATGAAAGAAATTGAAGCCCGCTTCGCTGAGATTAGAAAAGTCAGCGAAACGGCTAGCCTTGAGGAACTTGAAAAACTCGAAAAAGAAGTCGATGCCCTCAATGAAGAGCGAACCATGACAGCCAAGAAACTCGAGATGATGAGAAAATTTGAACCAGTGCAAATCACTGAAACCAAGAGTTCAAATAGAGAAGTCCTCGAAAAACGTGGCCTTGATCTCAAAGAAAAGCGGACGATCACGGTTTCAACAGAAGAAATTTTGCTACCCGCTCACGTTTCGACGACCCTTTCGCCCATCCCCTTCCCGGTTGTCTCACGTTTGGCCGATGGACTTAATGTCATTAACTTAAGCGGTGGCGAAAGCTATCGTAAACCTTACGTCAAAGATTACGGCATCGCCGGACTCACGACTGAAGGACAAACCTATCAAGGGACCAGTGAACCCGTGGTCGACTATGTCGACATCAATCGCGCCAAGATTACCGTCTTAACTGAGATCACTGAAGAACTCGAAAAACTTCCAGCCATCAACTATCAAGCCGAAGTCTTAAAAAACATCAACGTCTCGATTAAGAAGAAGCTGATTCAGCAAATCATTAACGGTAACGGTGGAGCCAATCAATTCACAGGTATTTTCTCAAGCGATGCCAAATGTCTTGAAGACAGTACCCCACTTGAATTATCAGACATCG